CAGCTCCTGTGAAACGTCAAGCGCCATCGCCAGCATGGTGCGCGCTTGGTCTTCGGTGAGGCCACGCGTCACGAGCGCGGAGATGGCGGTCTCGATGAGCAGGCTGGCGACTTCTCGAGGGCTTTGAGGATTTGAGCGTCAGTCATTGGCGGCCGCCATCTCGGCCAGCATGGCCTCGATCAGCTCTTCGCTGGGCGGGGCGTTGTGGCAGTCGTCGTGGTGCTCGCCACCGTAGCAGCCGCAGCAGCCGCAGACCTGCTCGGGGTCCATGTCGCGCGATTCGTCGGGGTGGTTGATGTAGCCGTCGAGGGTGTAGGTGGTCATACGCAAAAACCCCGGGCTAACCGGGGATTGCGTTCAGGAGGTGGGGGATGGGTCAGGCTGGCGAGTAGTCGACGGCCACCCACCGACCGCCGACAAATGCGCGGCAGCGGCCTTCGTCGTCGCGGAAGAATTCGACGCCGCGAGGCGTGAACGACGCGATCACCGTCGGGCGATCCATGCCCGGCAGCGTCTCATAGGCGCTGACGTACACACCGAGGCGGCGTGCTTCCTTCTTCGCTCGGGTGCGTGCTCCGTCGGCAGTGCGGGCAGTGGCGATGTGGTCGGTGTCGGTGGCGATTGCGTAAGTCATCTGTGGCTCCGTGGTTGGTGAACCCATCATGCGCCGCACCCGCCGCGCTGTCAAGCTTCTGATTGACGTTTTTTTTTACAGGGCTTCCCAAAGCCAGATCAGGCCGAATCACCGGATCCAGCCAGATCAGATCCCATCGGCATGTCGCGTGGATTCCGGATGCGCCGGCGTTAGAGCGGGTGGCGTTGGGATGCGGCGTGTGGAGTGCGTCGGGGTGATGGGATCTGCACGGGGCCATGACAAAGCCATGACACAAACCATGACAATCCCATTACATTTCCTGCTGTGACCAAACGAGGGCACCGACGCCCCACCAGACCGCCTAAAACGCCCGGTAAGCGTCTGACCCTCCGGACCTACAGACGCACCATCGAAAACGTATCCTAGGCCCATCTCAGCGAACACAGCATGCCTTCCATCCAGTGTTGGCCGAGGCCTTTCACGTCGAGACCTTTCTATGCCGCGATGCGTCACTCTCTTCTATAATTAGAGGATTTGAGAATCTTCTTCTTCTTCTTATTATAAGAGAGAGAGGGAGATAGTTGGAAACTTGCGCGCCAAACGAAACGGCCCCGATCGATGGCGGGGCCGTTTGGCAGAACAAACAACAATTAACTACTTCAGAAGTTTAAGCATCGTCGTCGGCTTCGATTTCCCGGAGACCTTCTCCATGGTGGCAAGCCCTTCTTCAAGCAGTCTGTCGATGATGTCGTCGAGAGTCCGCGCTGTCAACTGGCGGCAACTGGTGAGTAGCCCGCTCTTGGTGACCTCGCCGCCCTGCCGTCGGATGGCCGCCAGCACAAGGTCAATCTGCGCCTCCGGGTCATCCCATCTTGCTTTTCGGTTGGCCGCCAAGCTGGCGGCGAACACAGCGGCGGACTCCGTGGCGAGCGCCACGGCAACGCGGGCACACTGGCCGGTGACGCGCGGGATAACCTCTTCGGGCTGGCTGAGAAAAGCCAACACCAGCGCGATGCGCGAGGCGAACTCAGGCAGACGCGCCAAGACCGCTCCGGGGATTTCGGGGCGTGAACCTGTGCGCCTGGCTTCGTCGCATTCGCGTTTGCACCCGGTCAAAAGCTCGCGGGCCTCGTCGTCTTCGGGGACGTTGATGGGGTCATAAAGCCGAATGACGTCGACGCCTTCCGACGTGACCGGGAGCGCGAGATGCCAAGTCTCATGGCGCTCGCGCAGCACCGTGATCGCCCGGCGCACGTCGTTTGGGATCTCGTCGTCGGGGCGTGTCTCTGGCGCCTGCCACTCGGGTAGGACGTCTTGCGCTCTCATCCAGACGTGACGACCAACAAAACCGTCAGCAACTTCCGTGGAAGTCAACACCGAATGCAAAGACTCCGGCGTTGTCGACCCGAGCAGGGTCACGACCGGCGCCACAAGGTCGAGCTTCCCGCCGCCTTTAACCAGCGACAGCGCCGGAGACCAGCGGTCCGTGCCTTTGGTGGAGAGTTCGGTGAGGGATTGTTTGATGTCCTGCCGGTGGCTCGAGGCGCGAGGCCCCATCATGTTGCCCAACTGCATCCCGTACTCGTCGAGGACCAAGACCACGCCGGTGCCATTCGCGACGGCCTTGCGAACACCATCAGTGAACGATGGCCCCGAGCTGAACGAATTTGGCCCCTGCAACGATGGCCAGATGTCATCGACAACCCGCCCGAGACAGGACTGCGGCCGGTTTTTGCCCTCACCTGACGCAGCGAGAGCCACGACGTAGAGGCTCGAGGTTGCCCGGCGGTAGACGAGCCGCCGGCCGCCCATGACGGAGCCGAGGGCCAACAGCGCCGCGAGGGTGAGCCCTGGCTGCGGGTGGTCGGCGCCGCGGATGACCCATGAGCAGAACGAATCACAAAGACCACCAAGTGCGCGCACGTCGTTGAACAAGCGCCACCGTTCGGCGTCGGGGTCAGGTTTGGGTTCCACCTTCGGCGCAGAGAGCGTGATTTCTTCGCCGTGAAAAGGGTCGGCTCGCACAACGCGCGTGTCACGCGGTGACCGCGGCTTGGCCATCCCCGCCTTGAGGCTCTGGCCGATGTTTTTCAGAGCGTGGCGGTAGTCTGCAGGCGGCAGATTGAATGGCCCCAATGCATCGATCAGGTCGTGCTCGGCATCCGAGTAGGAAGCGTGGCCGGCGCCGACGATTTGCCCGATTTTGAACGCGCCGCGCACGAGCGCGTGATGCCTGCCACCCTTCGCCGTGCTCGAAATCTGGTCGCACTCCTCGCGGATGGCCTTTGTCGCCCACTGCGTCGACGCCATCGAGAACGACTGTCGCGTCTGAACGGTGGCAAGTTCCTTCGGGCGCACCTTCTCCGCAATCCATGAGGGCAACGGTACCGGGTCGATGTCATTTTCCCATGCGTAGGATTTGCCGTCGACGATGCTGGGCCACACGAGAATGTAGCCGCCCTCGCCGCGGGTGTCGGCGTCGGTGGACAGCGCGTTGCGCGAAGACTTGCCAGTGTTCGGGAGCGGTTCGGTGATCGTGTAGACGTAGTGCCAGCCGCCGCCGCGCGTGCGCGCAATCCATGTTTCCGGTAGCCGCGGCATGATCTCCGATGACGCGGCGTCGATGTCGACGACGTAGATCCCAGCAGCCAGCCCGGTTGCAAGAGCAACGTTGGCCGTCGGGAACTTCGTCCACCACTCCGTGATTTTGACGACGTCGGTGGTTGCCTCTTTGCACCCCGACGTCTGCGCGAAGGGAACTTTTGTGTTCGGTGAGCAAGGGAAGACCTTGTGGCCGCGTTCGGCGTACCAGAGGGCTGCCTCGAGGGGGGTCTTGATCACCATGGGAGGTCGTCCTGGTCTTGAAATGCGTTTTCATCGACGGCGGTGGCCTCGAGGTGGTCACTGTGCGGCAGCCAAAGGCTGAACCGACCACGGCAGGCGGGGCAGCGTTCATAGAACAGTTTCCGCCCCTGCGCGTCGATCTTGTAGACAAGCTCGCGGTCATTCTCGGCAGGCTGCCGGCAGGACACACAGACCGGCGCAGCTTCGTCATCCCCAGGCTCGCGCGGCCGATGATGCTCAATGTCAGTCACCGTCAGGAAACCCTTGACCATGTCCGTCGTCACCGACTTCACCGGTTTGAGGTATCCCGCATCGAGCACCTTGATTGCCTCGTCGACGCTGTCAGGGAATGGCGCATCAACATGCTCGTTCCACCACTCGAAAGCGCGATTCCACGGGTAGCTGCCCTCGTCGTGGTCGATGCAGATCCACTCCTTCGCTACGGTGCGCACCGCGTACGCCCCTGGCGGGTAGTACTCAATCCGCAGCGTGCAAGGCGCGCCGGCCGGGGCGTCGCGCTTGTTGTGCTTGTGCCACTCCACGCGCCCCACCTCGTGCTTGACCGGGGCAGGCTTCGGCACTGGCACGGACAACGCCGGCAGCGACGAGGCGTCTTTGTTCGCCTTCCTGACGACCTCCGGGAAGGCAAACCCGCAATGGTCACAAACACGCGCAGCTGCAGCACAGCAGGCCATGCACTGCGGGCAAAGTTTCATCGGGGCTTCACCGTCGCCTGCGGGTTTCGCGCGCACCTTGACGTCGTCGATAGGGCCATGTCGGGCGATGTTGCCGCCGTAGTCGAGGAGCAAGCAGTCTTTCTTGCCATCTGCTGTGCGCATGCCGCGGCCAACCATCTGCACGTAGAGCGATGGCGACATCGTCGGGCGCACGAGCGCGAGCACGTCGACAACAGGCGCGTCGAAACCCGTCGTGAGCACATCGCAGGACGTGATGCATTGCAGGCCCCGCGCCTTGAACGCCGTGATGATTTCGTCTCTGCGCTCGGGGGGCGTCTCGCCGGTGATGGTGTCGGTCGACACCCCGAGGATCTGCAGCGCCAGCCGCAGGCGTTTCGCGTGCGCCACCGATGTCCCGAAGACGAGCGCACTGGTCCGGCCGGCATCGAGCGCGGCCTTGACGTCAGCGGCGACGGCGTCGTTGATCTTGTCGACATCGCTGGCAAGCTCAAGGTCATTGGACGCGAATTCGCCCATGCGAGTGCCGACGTCCTCGAGGTCGATTGACGCCGTCGCATAGCCGGTGGCGATGTTCGACAGCCAGCCCGAGGCAATGAGCGGCTTGATCTCGGCGCTGTAGGCGATCGACGTGAAAAGCGCCTCGCTGCCTTCGGTCAGATACCCCTGCTGCAGACGAAAAGGCGTCGCAGTCAACCCGACAAGACGCATGTCCGGATTCTTCGTGCGCAGCGCCTTGATGAGCGCGCTGTACGAGGTGCCGTCGATCGGGGAAATCAAATGCGCCTCGTCGACGATGATCACATCGACGTGCCCGAGCATCGCGGGCTTGTTGATCATCGTCTGGATGCCGCCGATGGTGACACTGTAGCCGTATTCCTTGCGCCCGACCGAGGCGGACACCACGCCAACCTGCGCCTGCGGGTAGACGGCTCTGACTGCCTTGAGGTCTTGCAAAATCAACTCACGCCTGTGGGTCGCAATCACCACGCGGCATTCGTGGTCGACCACCAGCCGGCGCACGATCTCTCCCAGGGTCGGGGACTTGCCCGAGCCGGTCGGCATCACGACCAGCGGGGAGGCGCCAGCCGGAGCACGCCCCCAGTAGGCAAAGACAGCGTCGACAGCGGCCTGTTGGTAGTCACGGAGTTGCATTTTTGTTTCCTTTGCGGTTGACAGCACCTATAGCACTCGCTACAAGGAAACGCAACAACGGAGAACGCATGACCCTCAGATTGACGAACCTTGCCGCAGCGATTGATTCCCGCGCCCCCAAGATCGCGCTTTATGGCGAATCGGGCACGGGGAAGACGACACAGATCGGGGCCATCTGGCAACTGCTCCCCGAAGGAAAAAAACTGCTCATCCTCACAGCCGAGCATGGTTTGCGGTCGTTGCGTGAGCGCTGCCCGGACATGCTCGAGGACGAGAACGTGCTGGTTGGCGAATGCCACAGCATCGCCGACGTCAAGGAGGGCGTCGCCATCGCCAGCGACCCAAACAACGGCTTCGCGTGGTGCGTCGTCGACTCCGTGACCAACCTGGCAGACCGCGAACTCCGCGCCCGGCTCGAGGCGTCACCCGACCCGCGCCAAGCCTACGGCGGCATGATGTCGGCCACCTTGGGCGTGCTCTGGCAAATGGTGGACGTGGCCCATCTCGGGGTCGTCTTCATTTTTCAGGAAAGCCGGCAGGAGATCAACGAAGGGTCAGCCAAGCGTCCCGAGATGGTCAACCACTACGCGATGAGTGTGCCGTCAAACAACCTGAAGCAGTCGATGCCCTACACGTTTGACGCCGTGTTGCGCCTCGAAATGAAACCCGACGGTACGCGGCAGATTCGCACGGCGAAGACGATGACCATCATGGCGAAGGACCGCACGGGCAAACTGGACCCGATGGAGCCGTGCGATCTCGGCGCCATCGTTGAGAAGATTCTGGGCTGACACATCGGGCTGAACGCGGGACTGGCCCCCCGCAAACACAAAAAAAAGAAACAAGGAAAAACAACATGAGCACACTCGACATCGGCATCAACGTCTCTGACATCAAGAAAGTCTCGAACGTCTTCCCCGCGCAGTTGGCGCGCATGCGCGTCGACAGCATGTCGCTGGAGATGAACAAGACCGACGACATCCAAAATTTGAATTTGCGCCTGACGTTTGTCGGCGGGCCCCTCGATGGCCGCTCGATGTTCGTGCAGCACCCGGTCAAGTCGACCCGCCCGACCATGACCGACATGGTGGCGAGCTCGCTCGAACGCGTGAAGGAGCTGGGCGAGGCGTGCGGCGTCAGCGGCAGCGACTTGGCGCCTTGCCTCCACAAAGAGATCGACGTGACCATCGGCGTGTCGAAGCCGAAAGGCGACTACCCCGCGAAGAATCAGGTGAACAAATACGCCACGCCGAAGGCCCCCGCGAAGGCGGCATCGACGGCGCCCGCGTTCTTGGCGAAGAAGAAGGCACCGGCGGCAAAGGTTGAGGAGCCGAAGGTTGAGGAACCCAAAGCCGAAGATGCCCCCCTCGCCGGCGACCTGACTGAGTCAGACCTGCCCTTCTGAACAACAACCAATGCCGGGGGTGACAGCCCCGGCTTTTCTTCTGGAGACGACACATGGCGGAAGAGAAAAAAGAAAACTCAAGGTCAATCGTTGGCCTCTATTTCGTCGGCGACGGCGAAAAAGGCGCGCTGGCGCAAAACCAAGGGCGGATCGTGTCCTTTCCCCTCAATGGATTCTGTCTCGTTCAGTTGTTCAGCTGGGTGACCGGCGAGCCGACTCACGAGTGTCTGGCATCGCTGAACGATTTGGCGACGTGCAGTCTGCACAGAGACACAGACAACTGGAACGCGGCGGGCAACGCGCTTACCGCGAAGAACCAACGCCGGCAGGCCAACAAATGAGATCCATCGACCGAGACACCGGCGCCATCATCGACCTCGACGGCGACAAACTCAAAGGCTTGCGCACGTCGCAGGGCCTCACGCTTGCCGACGTCGCCGACAAGGCCGGTGTCTCGTTTGGCTTCGTTGGCCACATCGAGCACGAGCGGTGCTGCCCTGGCCTCGCTGTCATCGCGCGCCTGCGCATCGTTTTTGGTTCTGCGCTGGAACAGTCCGGCGCCATCGTCGTCACGGAGCAAAAGTGATCCTCTTCATCGACACAGAAACAATCCCTTCACTCCGCCCCGACGTCTACGCGTACCTGGCAGCCAAGCACTACGACCACGGCGACGTGGAAAAGGCAGCAAAGAAAGCCGCCGACGAGCACGGCAAGACCTCGCTGTCTGGTCTGTTCGGTGAGCTCGCGGTCATCAGCTTTGCTGTCGACGATGCCGAGCCGGTCACACTCGTTCGCGACCTCGCCAACGTCGGCGGAGAACGCGCGCTGCTGGCCGAATTCACTGAGCGGCTGAGCAAGTTGAATCCACCCACGAAGATCGTGGCGCACAATGCGGACTTCGATCGCCACATGATTCGTCAACGCGGCATCGTCCAGAGCGTGCGCCTGCCGCCTGCGTTCGCCGCCACCGACGTAAAGCCGTGGGAGTCACGATGGGTGTGCACGATGGCACTCTGGACCGACGACCGCCGCGGGCGGGTTGGCCTCGATGCCCTGTGCCTCGCCCTGGGTGTGCCTGGCAAGTTTTTTGATTCGTCGCTGGTCGCCGAGATGGTTCGCGCCGGCAGAATCGAAGAGGTCGCCGCACACTGCGCCAACGATGTCCGTTGCCTGCGCAGCGTCTACCAACGCATGACGGGGGTTCTGTGAACAAGCCAAAGGCCACCGAGCGTCACGAGACCGAACACGAAATCCAACGCGCCGCCGTCCAGTGGATTCGGCAGAACACGCCGTACCTTGTCTACGCCATCCCGAACGGCGGCAAGCGGGGGCGACTCGCCGGCGCCAGGCTGGTGGTGGAGGGCATGGTTGCCGGCATGCCTGACCTCCACATCCCGGCGCTCAAGTTGTGGATCGAGATGAAGACGCCGACCGGTGTGGTTTCGCCGGCGCAGCGTCAGATCCATGCACGCTTGAAGGACGAAGGGCAGACGGTGGTGGTGTGCCGGTCTGTCGACGAGGTCATGGCGGCTGTCAACAAACAGATTGACAGCAACGCCGCGGACGCTGTACAGGTGAAGGCGTGACCAAACATTCACCGACACCGTGGCGCGTTATTCGATTCGGCATCGGGGGCCCGTGCATCGTCGAGGGCAGCGATGATGGCTTCCGATTCATTGCCTCTCCAACCAGCCGCAACACTGACCCCGCCGTCGAGCGTCAACAGCAAGATGTCGACGCCGCCCACATCGTCAAATGCGTGAACCATCACGACGAGTTGGTGGCGGCGTTGGGCGACCTCGTCGACGACTACCGAGCCATCTGTCGCGCGGCGGGGTGGCAACCCGATGGCCGCAAGTACGACAACGCCCGCGCCCTTCTCGCCAAACTGAAAGAAACCCCATGACCAAAAAAACCAAAGCCACCGAACCCGACGACGAGACTGTGACCACGTACGGCGCCGGCCAATACATCGACCTGCGTTGCGGAGACCGCGAAGCCCTCGCCGTCGTCTGCGGGTGGTGGCTCTACGACATCAACCCAACCGTGAGCCGGGGAGATGCTCTGCGACTCACCGACGCCATCCTCTTTGTTGCAGAAGGCAAGATCCCATGAAGACTGTTTATACGTTTGTTTCTGAAGGGCTGACTCGACTCTGCGATGGGGAGGTGGGGCTCTCCGCCTTCGATGATGGCAGCCACCAAGGAAGCGGCCACGTTGTCTGTCTCCCCCTGCTGGGCGGCAATGACGCTGTTCCATGGTTGTCGTGCCTCGACGTCAACGGCGCAGGCGTTCGATTCTTCGCCGACACCACCGAAGCCATCAACTACGTCGCCGGGGTGATCAAGTGACCAAAATCAAAAGAAAAAAGACAACCAAGTGGGTCAGCGGCGACGACGCCCTCGTGCTGGACCTCAAGGCGTTCAGGGCCCTCCGCGTCGATCGTGGCCTGTCGATTCGCGCCGCGGCCGCGCTGATGCAGATTGATTTTCAAAAACTCTGGACGTGGGAAGTTGGCCAGTGCCCACCTCGTGACAAGGGGTTGGCAGTGTTGCGGAAGTTCTACGGCGCCGACCTCGAGAAAGCGTTGAAGGTGATGGTGTGAGCACCCGCGCCTACGCCGCCTTTCAGGCCATCTGCAAGCACGCCGAAGAGCTCGCGGACATCGGCCAGCAGGAGGCCCACGAGCACCAGCTGGCCATGGACTGGTGTCGCAATGAACTCACCGCCATCGAGGAACTCTGTCGCGGCGCCGGGCTCGACGGCTCCGTGTTGTCGATGGTCCAGACGCTGGCCAGGTCGGTGGACGCAGAGCGGGTGCTGCGTGAAGCGCACAAGATGACGGTGGAGGAGAATGCGAGGCTGCGGTGCAGGCTCGACGACATCGCTGGCGCCTTCGCCATCGTCGACGACCCCACTGCCGACGGCAACCGCGCAGCAGAAGCACGCCAACGTATTCGAGATGCACTCAAGGGAAGGTGACGACGTGAACGAGATCGACAAACTCAAAGACACCATCGCCGCACTGACCGCCGAAGTCGAAAGGCTGAAGAAGGAGACCCACTCGTGGGCGTGAAGAAACTTGAGGACGCGTTGGCGCGGCTGCGTGGCATCCAGCCCGTCGACACGGAGTCCAAATGATCGCCCCATCCGGTGCACAGATCCCGTCGTTGACGCCGTGCGCGTTGGTGCTCGTCGTCGTTGTGTTGTTGTTGCAGAGGGTGTTGAGATGACCTTGTTGGACTCCTGCCTCAGCATTATCGAACCCGGCTACCACGCCCCGGACGCCGACCGCCCCGTGTTCGAGCCTCGCATCAGGCCCGCGCATCGGCTCTGTGCTTGCGGCGCCGACGAGGTGCGCATTGGCCGCACGCAATGCGAAGACTGCATTGCGAAGACAGCCGCGGGGATGGCGGAAATCATCAAACATCGCCAGGCGGAACGTGCCACCAAGACCGCCCGCCGTGCTCGGGAGCGAGAGGCGCGGCAAGCTGCTGGTAAATCGTGCGCCTGCGGGCGTCCTGCGCCGTGTAACAGGAGGATGTGTCGATGACCGTCAATCAAAACATTGACAAGATTATGACCGCGATGGATGTTGGCGGCATGACCAGATCACAACAGGACTACGCTGCTTTCGTTGAATCGAAGTCTGCGTCGACGACGTTCGAGGGTATCGACGACGACGACATGGCTCCACACCTCTTCCCTCACCAGCGAGACCTTGCGCGGTGGGCCTTGCGCAAGGGGCGTGCTGCAATCTTCGCAGACACCGGCCTCGGAAAGACCGCGATGCAAATCGAATGGGCACGGCACGTCGCACGCCGTGGCCGCGTCTTGATCCTTGCGCCGCTGGCCGTCGCTCCGCAGACCGTCGCAGAGGCGAAGCGGTTTGGCGTCGACATCGCATACCGCCAGACCGACGCGGGCGACCTGATCACGATCACCAACTACGAGCGGCTGAGCGCATTCGACCCGGCCGACTTCTCCGGCGTCGTGCTCGATGAGTCTTCAATACTCAAGGCCTTTGACGGCAAGACGCGCAACGCCATCATCGGCAGGTTTGCGTCGACGCCGTTTCGGCTTGCGGCGACGGCGACGCCGGCGCCAAACGACTTCACCGAGCTGGGCAACCATTCCGAATTCCTCGGCATCAAAACCAGAACGGAGATGCTCGCCGAGTACTTCGTGCACGACGGTGGCGACACCTCGGAATGGCGACTGAAGGGCCACGCAGAACGAGACTTCTGGCGATGGCTGGCGACGTGGGGTGCTGTCGTGCGCAAGCCGAGCGACCTCGGCTACGACGATGGCGCATATGCGCTCCCGCCGATGAAGTTCTTTGAACACGTCATCCCCGTCGACAACACGCTGGCGCACGCCGCGGGGATGCTGTTCGCTGCGCCGGCCGTGTCGCTGCAGGAGCAGCGAGGCACGCGCAGAGCGACCGTTGGGAAGCGCGTCGAAGTGGCTGCGCGAATTGCTTCGGAGCCGGGCCCTTGTCTTATCTGGTGCGAGCTCAACGACGAAAGCAAGGCGCTCACGCAGGCAATCGGCGGCTCCGTCGAGGTCAAAGGCGCAGACGATCAAGAAACCAAGATGACGTCGCTGGCGCAGTTTGCATCTGGCGAGACGCGCGTCTTGATCACGAAGCCAAGCATCGCCGGCTTCGGGCTGAACTGGCAGCACTGCAGCCGCGTTGTGTTTGTTGGTGCATCGCACTCGTACGAGCAGACCTACCAAGCCATTCGCCGATGCTGGCGTTTCGGTCAAACCAAGCCCGTCGACGTGCACATCATCCGCGCCGAGACTGAGCAGCTCGTCATCGACAACTACCGACGCAAAGAAGCCGACGCTGCTCGACTCGGTGCCGAGATGGCTGCTCAGGTGCTCGACGCTGTGCGCAGCGAAGTACGAGGGGCCAGCGCCCGTGAGTGGAACGACTACACCGCAAACCAAGAACAGATCATCCCGTTGTGGATGCTGCCGGAGAATCAGCAATGAAAGTTTTGAATCAAACTGTGACCGATCGATTCGCCCTTTACCACAACGACTGCATCGACGGCCTGCGCGGTCAGCCCGACGAGTCCGTCCACTACTCGATCTTTTCGCCACCGTTTGCGTCGCTGTACACCTACAGCGCCAGCCCTCGCGACATGGGCAACTGCGCATCACACGAAGAGTTCTTTGAACAGTTTCGCTTTCTCATTCCGGAGTTGTTTCGCGTATTGAAGCCAGGTCGGCTGCTGTCGTTTCATTGCATGGACCTGCCGACGTCCAAGACGCGCGACGGCGTCATCGGATTGGTCGACTTTCGTGGACTGCTGCTCCGCGCATTTGTCGAGGTCGGATTCATTTACCACTCGGCGGTTTGTATCTGGAAAGACCCCGTGACGGCGATGCAGCGAACAAAGGCGCTTGGGCTTCTGCACAAGCA